CTTGGTTGTTACTTTAACAACGCAGAAGACGATGAGGTGATTTTGGACATCATCACTCTGTAGTCATGTAATAGGTTTTGAGCGGGCTCGCGACGGCGGGCCTGCTTTTTTTTACCTTTGGAACTATGGCAAATAGGCTGCAACGCTTTTTTAATCGCTTTCAGCGCGCGCGCGTTGCGAAGTACGACAGCACCACGATCGCGGCCCAGATGGGCATCAACGGCTACGGCTTCCGCAACATCGTGATGAACGAAACCAACAGCATGGCAATCGCCGCAGTCTACGCTTGCGTGAGCAAGATTAGCAGTAGCCTCGCCGCGATGCCTATGCTGGTGATGCGTCGGGGGCTGCAAGGTAGTGAGCCGGCGCGTAACAGTGACGTCCAAGCGCTACTGAACCAGCCGGCCGAATACTGCACGGCTTACGAGTTTTTCGAAAGCCTTATCGCTCAAGCTGTTATGTACGGCTGCGGCTACGCTGAGATCATCCGCGAGCAGGGTCAACCTGTTCAGCTTAAGCTGCTGAACTACTACGAGGTCAAGCCGCTGGACGCTGAGTTCAGCGCTTACGAGCTGCAGGACGGTCGCGTGTTGCGCGACATGCAAATGCTGGTTATCTGCAACCTGGAACGCATGTCGCCAATCCGCCTGCACGCGCAGAATATCGGCTTGGCTAAAGCGGCGGAAAACTACGGCATGCAATACTTCAGCAACGGCGGACAGATGACCGGCGTGCTGAGCACGGAGCAACCGCTAAAGAACGAGCAGATAGAAACTATCCAGCAGAGCTGGAACAACAGCGGCACTGAAGCCGGCACCAAGCTCCTGCCTTTTGGCTTCCGCTACAACCGCATTGGCATCCCGCCCGAGGAAGCGCAGTTCATCGAAACGCGCAAGTTCCAAGCCGAGGAGATCTGCCGCATCTTCAGCGTTCCGCCTGCGCTGGTCCAGCTGGAGTCGCAGACCACCTACAACAACGTCGAGCAGCAAAACCTTATGTTCCGGCAGCACACGCTGTTGCCCTGGGTTAAGCGCATCGAGCAGGAGCTGGACCGCAAGCTCATCGTGGGCACTGACATCATCGACCACTACATCCGCTTCGACATGGACAGCATGTATCGCGCTGACAACGCCAGCCGCGCGCAGATGTACAAGGAAGCGCTCGCCAGTGGCTGGATGAGCATCAACGAGGTGCGCGCCCGTGAGGATCTGAACCCTGTGCCGGGCGGCGACGTGCACACAGTACAAGTAAACCAAATCGCGCTCGATCGCCTGGAGGCGTACAGCGACAACATTAGCAAAGATGGAAACGGAAATTCTGAAGCGTAACGCTACGCTGCGCGCTGGCAAGAAGCCTATGACGCTCGAGGGCTACGCGGCCCTTTACGACGAGGAGACAGTGGTTGGCGGACAGCGTGAGCGCATCGAGCGCGGCGCTTTTGATGGCCGCCTCGAGGACGACGTGCGGCTGTTGTTTAATCACGACAACAACATGCCCTTTGCGCGCACGACCAACGGCACGCTAAAGCTCACCACTGACGAGCGCGGGCTGTACTACAAGGCTAACATCATCGACACGCAGGCCGGCCGCGACCTTTACGCTATGGTGCAGCGTGGCGACGTTACGCAAAGCTCTTTCGCTTTTAGTATTAGCGAACGCAGCTTCGACGATGGCGTTATGGTAATCGAGAAAGTCGGACAACTATATGACGTTTCTCCCGTAACTTACCCCGCATACGAGGCGACTTCTGTTGTTGCCCGCAAGAAAGTAGAACCCAAACAACCTCAACAAGATATGCGTAAATACACGCTTGAGGATCTCCAGGCTTTGCGCAAGCAACAGGCTCAAGAGCACGAGCAGTTCGTCGCCAAGCTGGAGGAGTCCTCCGAAGAGATCAGCGATAACGACATGGTCGTGGCTCGCAACATGGTCGACGAGCTCGCTAAGCTCGACAAGAAGATTGAACTGAAGCGCCAAGAAGCCGAAGCCGCTGCGCGCCTCGCTCGCGTTAGCAACATCGGCAGCATGGCCGAGGCTCGCGAGGTCAAGAAGGTGAACAACAGCTTCAGCCTGCAGCGCGCCATTTTGAACGTGGCCGAGGGCCGCAACCTGACCGGCGCAGAGCTGGAGTGGGCCCAGGAATACAGCCGCGAGGCTGCTGTCGCGGGCATCAGCGCTAACGGCAACATCGGCATCCCGGGCGTCGCGCTCCGTGCTGGTGCAGCTGACAACTTCCAGGCAGGCAGCGGTGACGGCTCCGGCTTTGTCGCTACCAACGTCGGCAACGCCATCGAGGCGCTGCGCGCTCCGGCTCTCATCCAGCAGGTCGGCACTACCGTCATCAACGGCGCTACTGGTAACCTTCAGTTCCCGCGCGTCAGCGTCAAGGCTGGAGCTGCTACCGAGGGCGAGGTTGACGCTAACGCGGCCAGCGGTATGGAGATGGACGCGCTGACGCTCAGCCCGCAGCGCGTCTCCAACAAGACGACCTACAGCAAGCTCTTGCTTGTCCAGGGCGGCCCGGACGTCGACGCTGTCATCGCTCGCGACCTCATCGCTGGCGTCAACGAGCACATTGACACGACGAGCTTCGCGCACATCATCAGCAACACGACCGCTACGACCACGGCGGACCTGACGGCCAGCAACCAAGCCGAGACTGTCTTCGCTCTCGAGCAAGCTGTGGCTAACGCTGGCGCCGATCTGTCTAACGTTAGCCTGGTGGCTGACACGACTACGGCTCACGCGCTCCTGCGCCGCGCCTCCGCTGTCGCCAGCATCACCACGCTGCTTGGCGAGTACAAGTACTTCGCTACTCCGCACGTCAACACGACTGGCAACGAGATTGTGATGTTCGGCAACTTCGCCCAGGCTTGCATCATGGCGTTCTTCGGCGGTATCGACCTCCTCGTTGATCCGTACAGCAGCGCCGGCACTGGCCAAATCAACATCCACGTGAACCGCTTCTACGACTTCGACATCCGTCAAGCTGGAGCGGTGGCTACTCACGAGGCCGATACGACCGACTGATAGCGACTAACACTCAACGAGAAAGCCCGGCCATCGCGCTGGGCTTTCTTATTTTTAGGCCATGCAAGTAACGTTAGGCGCACTGCAAACCGATGTAAGCTCCACAGCATTGGCTGAGCAGATTATTTCCACAGCCGAGCTCAAGAAGCATCTGCGTGTAACTCACTCACTTGAGGACACGCTCATCGAGGCGGCACGGCTGGCAGCTATCAGCTATGTGGAAAACTACACGAACGTGCTTTTAGGCTCGTATTCTGTCACCGGATACCTTGGCTCGTGGCAGGTTGCCAGCTTCCCAGTGGGGCCGCTCTCTGCGGTGGGTGATGTAAAGTATGACGATAGCGCAGGCGTAGAGCAGACGCTAACCAGCACGAAGGTCCACTACGACATCAACAGGGAGCCAGGGCGCATCTTCTTTCAAGACGTCCCCGATCTTGAAGACTACAACTTAACGCCGGTCCGCATTGAGTTCACTGCTGGCTATGCGCCGGCTGACATTCCGGCTTCCATCATCGCAGCTATCAAGCTGATCGTGGGGCACCTCTACGATATGCGCACCGATGAGGTGACCGGCACCATCACCAGTCGCGTGAAGCTCGGCACCGACGCCCTGCTTAACGCTAACCGCATCATCGCTACAGCATGAAGAACGCAGGCCGTCGCGATCGCAGCATCACTGTCCGCCAGTCTACGCTGACGCAGGACGACTACGGCCAGCCGACAGAGTCGAGCTACACCGACACAGCTATGTGGGCGGAGGTGCTCTATCCTGGTAGCGCAGGCGAGAGCGTCAAGGCGTACCAGATCTATCCGCAGCGCGACGTCGTCTTCGTGGTCCGGCATCCTAACCCTACTGACGACTCTGGCGGCTTAAGCATCACGCAAGCCGACTGCATCTATTTTGAGAGCCGCAAGTACGATATCCTCGGCTTTGAGGAAATTGGCCGCCGCGACGGCTTGCGCATCTTCTGCAAAGAGCAGGGCACCGATGGCCGCTGAGTTTGACATCCAGGGGCTGAAGGAGCTGGAGCGAAAGATTGGCAAGCTCGGCGACTTTCCGAAAGACATGCGGAAGGAGCTGTTCGATGCAAACCGCCGGCTCGGTCGCGTGGCGGCCAAGGTGATGAAGAAGTCGCTACCAAGCCGCGGCACAGAGTTCGTCGTCTACAAGCGCCGCAGCCGAGGCAAAGACAAAGGCAAGGGCAAGGTGGACTTTACGATTCCAGCCGGCACGCTGCGCCGCTCCATCCGAGCGCGCAAGGCCAGAGGCAGTAAAGTCAACGTGCTGGTGGGGCCGCTGCGTGGCGGGAAGAACGTAGCGTATGACGGCTACTTCGCTCACATGGTTGAGCACGGCTTCAAAATTGGCTACTCCGGCAAGAAGTCGACCGGCAGCCGCTTCTATAACAGGATAACGCCAGCCCTCAGCCGCATACAGCCTCGGGTCCGGCGCCTCCAACTTGTTTCGTATAGACGAATTTACGGCAAGTGGGTTAAAAAGCTCTGAGCATGGAAACAGGAAAAGCCATTTACTATCTGCTAAAGGACAGCGCTGACGTTGGCGCTATCTGCGCGGACCGCATCTATCCCGAGATCGCACAGCAGGACGCTGACGTCCCGTTTATCGCGTACACAATTACCGACACTACGCCGAGCGGCACGAAGTCAGGCAGCTCCGACTTGGACACTGCGCGCGTGGAGCTTTACATCGTAAGCGACGACTACGCCGAAGCCATGGACCTCGGCATAGCTGTTCGCTCCGCGCTCGATCGCCAAGGCGGCGACATCGGCCCAGTGGGTAATACTGTAGCTGTGCAGTCTATTGACTTCGATACGAGTGATGTAGACTATGACCAGGAGCAGGGCGTCTACATCACCGAGCACACCTACAACATGCGCATCCAGCGCACGGGCCAAGCTGGCAGCTTTACCGTTACGCCGAACAACGCTATCAACGTCAGCGAGGTCGATGGCGACCCGAGCGGAGCTATCACGAACCTGAAGTTCAGCAACGGCACAGTAACAATCGACGGCAACACGGCTACGGTGGTCAGCGGTGGCGGTCCAGTTGGCGACAGCTATCACGGCCGCTACGATACGCAGGCGGAAACCGAGCGCAGCGGCGCCACTGGCAACGTCGAGTA